TATCCTCTGCGTTAAACTCAATTGTATCAAAGGATGGCATGTTCGTCAAGATTCTCATGAAGTCTGCGATACCATTCCGTTCGTTCTGTTTGGTAAGGTCAGACTGAGTTGCATCACCACAGAACATGATCTTAGAATCTTCACCAATACGAGTAATCATCGAGTCCAGTTCATGAAAGTTCAGGTTCTGAAACTCGTCAACAATTACAATCACATTGTCCAGTGTAGTGCCACGAATGAATGACGTGGACCAGAAAGAGATAGTACCTTGTGCCTTGAGATTGTTATACAACATCTCAAAAGATGCATCATCAGGCATCTCAAACATATACTTCACCATATTCTTATATGGTATCTGATACAGAGATGACTTATCCTCATGATCACCGGGAAGGAAACCAATCTCTCTGGTGGGCACAAGGGACCTGACGATGTAGATCTTCTCGTAGGGTGTCCTAGGGTCTAGGACTTCCAGAAGGGCATTGTAGAGGGAGATAAAGGTCTTTCCTGTACCAGCACAACCATATGCAACAAGGTTTTGTTGACTCTTATACTTCTCAAAGAACAGTTCCTGGTTCTCTGTAATTGGTTCCACCTTCTTGATATAATCAAGATTGATAGGTTTTTTTCTCTTCATCGTCTTATTGCTCATACCAAATGGTACGGGATTGGTATTACCAATACCTGCTTTCTTTTTTACTGGCATATGATGTTAATCGTAATGTTTTAGGGTACTGCCTGGTTGTTGTTTAGCTTTTCCAATTACATCCTTCCATCCAGGATGTTTGGTATAGATCTTACTCAAGGGATCACCCATTTCAATACCTAAACAAGGAGCATTATCTGGAGTGTAATACCTTGACCAGTCTGGATTGTCTTCACACCACTGAGACCAGTCGTGAATACTCATCTGAACTTCTTTGACTTCACCAGTGTCTTTATGTTTTACCGGATATGTTGCCAAAACTTCACCTCCATTATGTTTGTGTTGATATTTATTACCACTCCAGAGCTTCTGAAATGATAGGTAGGTTGTTGTGTATTTTTTTGATATGCTCTGCAAAATTCTTTACATCCATATCTAACTTCATACTATTACATACTTTACAACAAGAAACACAGTTCTCTTTGGTATAACCTAGAGTATTATCTACTCTATCAACACCTGTATAGTAGAAATCACCACTGGTTTTTCCTCCTCCCTTTACTCTACTCTGACATTGACTTCCACAATAAAGACAAGGGGCAGTTGCTATACCATAAAATTCTTCTTTTGTCAAGTCAAATGTGTAGTTTCTTCTCTCTGCAGATTTATAGTATTGATAGTATAAGTTATTTTTTGCAGCCTCACCAGGAGCAAGTTGCCAAGACCTGGTGTATGCTCCACCATTATGTTTCCAAGTAGAGGATATTTTTTGTTTACATCCACAGGAGTATCTCCTCTTTATGTTGAAGCTATACATCTCCTTTACATTATCACATAAAGAACACCTTACAACTCCTCTGGTATGCCGTCCTGGTTTAGTTGCAGGTATCACATCCAGTATAGTAAAGTTTCCTATAACATCTCCAACATTGATAGAAGATTTTCTTCCCACAGTAATAATGTATCCAACTACTTATATTTATATTATATCATATCAACCACTCATTATCAATACCTCCCAGGGCTTCTGCTGTTATAGGAAACTCTTTACAAAATATCTCCTTACAAGATTTTGCAATTTCCATATGTTCTTTCTGTGTTCCATTCTTTTCCCTCAATGCAATGTAAGTAATCCAACTCCGCAAACTGCCAGTCATATACATTCTGGTTGGTGTTGCGAGTGGTAATACAAAGCGTGCACATTCCTTTGCGACACCAGCATCCAACATCTGATTATAAAGATTAGATGCAGAACTGAATAGAGTAATCATCTGACGGTTGATCTTATCGACCACCTCAGGGTCAAGATCATCAATACTATTCTGACGGTTCTTATCATCCTGACGACGAAGTTCAGGGAGTTCAATCTCAGAGTTCAACAGATTAGTACTTGCATACCTTTGTGAAAATTCTTGAAAGGTGAAACTTCTATGACGCAATACTTGAGCTGCAATACCTCTCGTAGTCTCAATCTCCATAGACATAAATGCCTGTTCAAAAATAGACCAATGTTGATGTTTGATACAGTACTTCAGAAGACCTGCGAACTTCTCACTGTCCTGATTGTTTGGATTACTTACACGAGCACAGTATGCAATCTGTTTTTCTGCATCAGGTGTTACTGAGATTAGTTTGGCTTGATTCATCTTTGGTTTTAGACTTTAGTTGTTTACGTTCTTGTTTAACTCTTTCGACATAGAGTCGTTCGCCTTCACTGAAAAGTTCAGGATGTTTGAGAATGTACTTGATTGCTTTTTTTGTTTTCATGATTGAAATATGTATTGAAATAAGAAACTATTCCATTACTTAATTGGTTACCTTGTGAAACCCAAGTGTCTACACATTCATAGATGTCTTGAGTACTATATGATTCTTCTTCTATCTTGGTTCTTCCATACTTATTTAACAGGATACCAAGACACTGCTGACGAAGTTTCATTCGGTCTTCAGAGTATCTCCAATCATCATTCATCATCTTCAAATACCTCATCGTAATCGGGAAGGGGAGGAAGTGTTTCCTCAAGTTTTTCTGTGTAAGACTTAACATCAGAATAGACTTCTGATTCTAATGCGTCAACTAAGAGTCTAAGATTTCTTGTGATAAGTTTAAGTTTATCTTTTTCCATAAAAAAAAGGGAGACTTGTGTCTCCCTAGTCTATCAGATAACTGAACCTGTGACAAGTGTCACTTGGTGTAAGTACGACCACGGTAACAAAATGTACCATGGGTTTCACTAGCTTCAGTACAACGTACATTATAATCTACACCACGATATGCAGTGTGATTGATTTGTGCGTCATGAAGAGCAGATGTTTTGTTGATCTGCGTCTTGATCATTTGAAGTGTGTTCATGAATTTACTCCTAAAGTAGTTGGATTTTTAGGCCCGTTCCTTTAGTCGTTTGCGTCCCAATACCAGTCACATTGTGGTGCAGAATCCTTTAAGGTTTCTACTAACTCAACCTTAAGCTGATTGCTAAGGTTAGCATTGCTCTCAATCCTCAGCATGATAGCATCAGTTTGAGTACAAGTGAGTGTTGTATAGAATAAAAATTCTAGCATGAGATGAACGGCTCCGTTCCGCGACTTACTTGCGTCCGATTTCTCGGATGAACGATAGGTCTATTGTAGACCACTGTCCCTATTTAGTCAAGGGAACCATATTCTTCACCTTCCTTAATCAGTTCAGAGACATAATCTTCCGTCCCATCTATGGTCTTGACCGCAAACAAATTAGACTTCTGATATTTTTTTATCTTCTTATACTGTTTAAGAAGAGCCTGGACTTGATCGGAATCCATGTCCAATCCTTCAAACTTAATATCAAAACCGTTACTCATTTTTTCTTCTTCTCTTTTTCTTTTGAAGGAGGATTACCCCATAGTTTAGGACTGATTCTTCCTTGTGCCTGAGTGATATTTTTAAAATCACTACGATAATTATCCCAGTAATGATCAAAAATATCGACCTGTTTTGCTGCCATTACAATATCAAAATGTGTCATACCATCTTGAGTATACTCAACGAGATATGCACTGGTAGGTAGACTTCTATCTTCAGCCAGACTTGGATCACAATCTGTCTGAATAATCTTCATACTAGCACTCAAGATCTTCCGCCCCACTGAATGTCTGGGTATGCAGATTCTACTACACCTTTAGTGATTTTATATTGACTTCCCAGAAGTTTATCTTTCACAAGACAAAGAAGATTTGCTTCAGTTGGATGAAGAACTTCAAGAATTTGAATGAACATAGACTCTCTACGAGTTTTAGAGAGACTATCATTACCACCTTTTACAAAGTGATAAAGGTTTCTATATTCTTTGCGAAGAGAACTGTGGTCTGTTCCGACAGGAACATCATTCTTCTCAAAAGGAACTTCACCTTCAGGAAGCATGGACACCACAGTGTCATCAAAGTTCCAAATCAAAAGTGTAGTTACTGCATCACAACGATATTCCTTTAGTGCTTCCACCTTTTTGGTTACGGTTCTTTGTGCAGAAACGTATTCAAAAATTTCATGAATGAATGGATTAGGTGGAAGTTTCTTTGGTGTAGTAACTTTTTTTGTTGATGTAGCCATGGTTATTAATAATTTTATTCAGTGTACAGTATTTATTTTATAGTGTCAATGTTCTTCAGTACCAAAATCTTCTGGGGTATTGTCGAACCTTACTGCAAGAATGTCATCTGCAATAATCTGACCATTCTCGTCAAACATTTCTGGATGAGTTGGAATGTATGTAGAGTTCCTTTCGATGACGTATTCTTTAAGTAAGTAACCTATTACACCACCGACCAGTAAAAACATTACTGAAATAACTGTGGATAGGGTCAATGTGACTGCTAACATTTTAGTCCTCCGTTTTCCTTATATCAAAGGAGATATCTAAGAAAAAATGAAACTCTCTTTTAAAGAGAGAGACCATCTTTCCAAACTTGACTTGAAAAGTTTTTGGTTGTTCCCTC